ATCCAAGATTTCATCTTTCTATCGTCAGCTTCAGAAGCTCTATAACGAATATGTAAGAATGGTCTTGAAATATTCTGTCCTAATTGTTGGTCATATACTGTAGACGTTCCAGCTGGAACCATTACACCTTCAATATCGTCAATTAATCCACGAGTAGTAGCATCATTTAAGTATTTCCAGTCAGTTTTGTAGAAATCATAAGATCCTCTACGGAAACCGCTAAATCCTAAGTTAAGTGCCATGTCTTCTGAATTGTTAAATACTCCGTAAGAAGTACCACCAGTTCCAAAACCATTTTGAGCAGCTAACATATTGTCAATAGCTAAAGCAGTACCTCTTCCTAAGAACATCATGTTCTCTTCAATAGCTCCTTGCTTATCAAGTTCCTGTAAAATAAGATCGAAATCAGCTAATCCAGCAGCTCCTCCAAAATCAGCATCAGAATAAACTAGTCCTCTAGTTTCTAATGCAGCAAAAAGTCCATCAGAACCTGTAATAGTTCCTGCAGTACCAAATGATGCTGGTGAAGCAATAGGGTTAGTTGCAGTTTCTGCTTCTAACATAGCCATTTCTAATTGATCTTCAAAACGAATTCTAGCTTCATGCTCAGACTTTAAATACCATAAGTATCCAGAAGTTCCAGCTTCAGTAGTTACTTCAACCCATCCAATTTGAGCAGTATCAGAACCACTTACATTGTATTTATCTCTAAGGATAATAGGTTTGTTGTTAAACTGTTCGAAAGCAGCATCAACTGAAGTACCTGCTTTTTCAGATCCTTTTGCATATTCAGAACCGTATACAAATACCTTTCCATTAGCTGCAACAGGTGTAAGATTTCCTTTGTAACCTGCTACTGTTAATGTAGCAACTCCTGCAGCAACTGCAACACTTTGTACATAAGCTTTTTCAACTACTAGTCCGTTAGCACTAGCACATACGATAGTAGCTCCAGGTCCAATAAGATTTTGTGATGCTCCTCCTACTGCTGGAATAACTACAGTTGTAGTTGTTATAACAACTGGGTCATATGCAATGTGTAATCTACCTTGCTCAGACCATACTACTCTGTCTGAAGCCATAGGCATTTCTGCTCCTACCATACGTAAAAATCCAGAGATAGTACGGTTTCCGTATCTTTCTACTTCTTTTTCATATACTTCTGGTAAAAATTGTTGTGTAAAATCCATATCTGTTAAAGATAGGTAGTTGTCGTTAAACAACGTTTGTGTAGGTCTTGGTGTTAAATGCGCCAATGCGCCAACACTACCTGTAAATGTTCCTGCCATAATTTTAATTTTAAATTTTTATTATCTTTGTTTTATTCCAAACTTCGAAGAACCTGTAGATTTAACAGACTTAAACGTAGTTCCTGTAGAATGTTTGACGTTTTCATGAACTCCTCTCGGACTCATATCAATATTCTTCGCATTAGTTACGCTTGCTTTCATAGCATCGGTTTTTCCTTGCTCATAAAAGTGTTTTGCAATTGCATCTGGATTCATAGCTGTAAATAGAGACTTGTGATAACCCGCGGCGTCATTCATTTCATTTTTATCGTTCAAGAACTTCTTGACAAAATTATTGATATCTCCTTGGGTGTCTTTTACTTGGTCTGCGTTATTTACTTTGTAACGAAATTTCTTTTCGCCAACATTGAAATCAAAACCTTTGAAATCATTGGAAAAAAGCTTTTCTGTTTTAGCATTAAACGTAGACACTTGATGTTCAGCTACTTTGGTTGCTTCTTGTTTTTCATTATTATAACGGTTGAAAAACTCTACCGCTTTTTTTGTTTCTGGAGCTAAATTAGTTCCAGCTTTTATTTCTTTATAGTACTTACTTTTTAAGCCGTCTAGATGATTCTTAGCATTTGCTAGCTCTTCTTTTCTTGCTAATTTTTTTCTACGTATATCTCTTTCTTCATCAACCTCTTCGTCATAAGAAAAGTTGTCTTCCATTATAAAGTCAATCTCTTCTCTATCTAAATGAGGTTTTGTATTTTCGTAGAATTCTCTTAATAATTGATTATCATTTAAAGATGAATAATCTGTATTTAATTTTACGTAATCTTCCAGGCTTCCACCGGTTTCTTCCATAAACTCAACAACCTTCTGAATATTTTCCGGTAATGGAACTCCAAGATCTTGTTCGACAACAGCTTGCTGAATTTCTTCTGCTATTGTTTCTACTTTTTCTTCTATTTCTTCTTCTGTTATTTCTTCAATAACTGATTGGGGAGCATCTTGAATGGCGTCTGGTTGTTGTGGTATTTCTTCTTCCACTTTTTGTACAGGCTCGGTTGGTTGATCTGCAACCACGTCTGCTGTTTTTTGCTTTGTATCGGCATCTTCGTTTAGTTTGTTTAGTTGACCTAAATCTACTTTGATGATACCATCTTCCACCGACATAGGTTTTGATTCTTCTGCTTTGATTTCTTCAACAGCAGGTACTTGTTCTTCTGTTTGTTCTGACATGATAAAATATGATTAATTATTACTATTATTATTACCTAGGGTCTGACGAACCTAAGTTAAAACCACCACCCATTGTATCAAACCCACTTGATTCGAAGTTTTGGGGAGGTGCTTCTGTTTGTCTTTGATTTATTAATTCACTTTGTTGCGTAGCTTGCAATTTAGTTCTTTCGTCTTTTCTATCTTCTTTTTCTTTAATTTCTCTTTTAGCTCCATTAACTTCAATACCTTTGAGCTGCATATTCATTTCAAATTCTAATTGCATTAACTCTTTTTTCAAAGCAGCTTCTTGCATCATTTTTTGTTTGTCTATTTCTGCTTGAGCTTGTACTAATGAAATCTTTTGTTGTATTAAAGCTTGACCTTTCTGAACTTCTGCTTGAGCAGCTACTTGTTGCGCTTCGGCATTGGCTTGAGCCTGTGCTTTAATATTTTGCTGTTGCATTTCTTGATCCAGCTTTTGCTTAGCTACTCTTCTTATTTTTAGCAATTGATTAGCAAGTTTAAGACTTCTTACTTCTCTAAGATCTATAGCGTCTGATAAATCTATTAATCCACTTTGAACAGCTGCCTGAATATTGTTTTCTAATATAGCTCTTTCTTCTTCATCTGGTTGTAATTCAATAAAGATACCAAAGTCATATAAATATAAGTCTTTCATTTCTTCAAGAACAGCTACATTTTGATTACCTATTTTATGTATAAAAGCATCTCGTGTTGGCGAGTATTCTAAAATATCAGATATTCTTAATGATAAACCTTCACATAAATCCGATGTTAAAAATAAACTACCATCTAATATATGTCTTGTTGCAACATTTGAATTAGCTGCTGCCATTTTTTGAACACCTACTAAAGCTCTTGCATCAGGAGTACTTCCATCTCTAGCTTCATTTAATCCGGTTACATCACGGATCATTTGCATGTAGTAATTGTAATTTCCAATTAACGCTTGCATTTTTCCACCACCAGCACCGGTTTGTATTTCTTGAATAGGAACTTTACCTGGGTTCATATCACCATCTTGGGTCATAGACCTACCAATTACAGAACCTGTTTGAAAGAACATATTAAGAGCTTCCTGAGGATTGTAATTTGTACCATTACCTAAATCAACTTCAGCTAAACCATCAGCATCAAGATAAACACCATCTGGCACCATTCTTGACATTACTTGTTGTAGCTTTAAATGTGTAAGTTGAATCATATCTGCAAAGCCTGTTATACGACTTACTACAGATTCTATTCTACCTTTATACATTCTAGGTGCTGTAATACTATAATTCATTTTAACCTTAGTGTAATCACTTTTAGGTCTTATCATGTTTTTAGCTAGATCCCATTTAAGCATTCGGCCTCCTACAATTTTAACTCCCTCATATAATACTTCTATTGATTGAGATAATTTTTCAATACCATACTCCTCGTACATTTCTGGCGGAGGATTGAATTCATCAGTTTTAGGTATTATCTTTGCAGCTCCTGTTGCAGTCTCTTTAACTTTATAAACTTCGTTTGTAAAAGTCTTATAATTAAAATAAAGGACTTGAACAGTATTGGAGTCGTCCTGGTTAGAATTACTAATAGTTCTATCATAAAACCCATTGTTACTAACTGACTGACCTGCAATTGATTGCAATTCATCGTTAGTTAATCCAGGAAATTCTTTTTTTAATTCGTTTAAATGAACTGATTTAACTTCTCCTACATAATATATATCATCAAAGTAAGGTGATTCTGTGTAAGACCAAACTAAATTTACTGGGTCTACGTAATCAATTAAAGCTCCTTCAGCTTTTGTAAAAGTATTTTTAATTGCACCAATACCTATTGTAGTTAAATCATAATTACAACGTCTTTTTGTTAAGTCATATTTATTACCATCTAATAATACCTGTATTGCTTGCTCTTCTGCAATTTCTACTTGCTGCTTGTAGGTAAGCTGCATATGTAAATCTAATTCTTCTTTATTTTTAGGTAGCGTTTCCGGATTGTTTTCGAATAAATTAACTCCAAAATTTTCTTGAACAAAAGCATTAAGTTCTTTTGTTTGCATATCTCTAATAAGAGATTCCATATACCTTGTTCTTTTGTCAACCCCATAAGGATCTTGAGAATAAGCTCTTATATCAAATTGCCTATCCGATATACCATTAACAACTATATCTACAAATTTAGGTATAATTGGAACTGGTTTCCAATCTAAATTAAGATAAGACAAGTCACCGTTTATAGATAATTCGTCTTTGTATTTTTGTATAGGTTGTTCTCCTCTTGCATATAATCTTAAATTATGAAATGTAATTTGATTACTTTGAAATCTGCTACCACCTCCATTATCATTATTAAACCACTCACGCTCTATAGCTCTACCAATAGTAGTTCCATAGTCCATAGACATTTTTTCCGCATCGCTAGCAATCTGGCTTGGAAAATAACTTGTTACAACTGACTCAGCCATATTTTTATTTTTCTATTAATTTTGATAAACCACCACTGTTGGTGTATTTAGCTATTTTTAAACTTAATTGTTCTCTTTCTACTTTTTGTTTTGGATAATATAAATGTCTGTTACAAGCCATTATAGCAAGTCCAGAACTTATAGCAGCATCAAACTTTGTTCTATTGTTTATATCAAATCCTGCCCAATCATTTAATGTATTATTAAAATACATTGTTCCATACTGACCATCTTCTTGTAATCCCACATAATTATCAATATATGTTTCAATAGCTGCTGCATGAGCCTGCTTGATATCTTCACTTGAGTTAGGCATTCCACCTATTTCTCTTTCGGTAACTGATAACTTATTCCAGACCTTATCTGGTCTATTCATAGAATACCCTCGGTAACCTCTTCTTTTAAAATAATATAAAAGTCTTGGTTTGTTATTTTCACATAATAAAGGCATACCATAAAACACGCAAGCCATTAGCACATCTTCAAAAAACATTTCAGCGGTTTGTGGTCTGGCTATATATTCTAAAAAGAATGTATTAGCGGGAGCATCTTCCATGCTGAATTTAGTTAATCCGTGCAAAGCACCTTTAGATCCTTGACCATCAGTTGTTCCTGATATATCGTAACTATCACAACCAAAAGCACCCATATGTTGATTACCTGGAATTCTTAATCCTTTTCTAACTTCTTGTCTGTTTTGCAAATTTGCACCAGGAACCCAAGATATTTTAAATCTACCATTTGGATTAGGTGTAAATAAAACTGTAGTATCTTTTATACCATTAGCCCATTGAAAACTTCCAGTTGTTAATACATTTGTATTATGTAGGTCTTCATTGTAATCTATTTGTTCGTATATTTTAACTAAATTAAATATACTATTTTTTGTTTCATCACGGAAAGCGTGTTCCTCTGTTCTTGGGAACTGTCGGTAGAATTCATTTAAAGCATCCTGATCGCCTTTTAATCCTTCAGCCTCATTATTCCAATGCTCAACAACTCCGACTTCTATAACGTCTCCAAATGGACCTAGAACAGTATCTTTAGGTGTATCGAAAACTGGATACCCGTGTTCATCTATAAATCCTTCATAATTCCATTCCATTGGAATAAAAAGAGAATATAATCCTGAAGCTGTTTGTCCGTTTTTGTTTCTTTTTAATACGTTTGAATTGCCGTAAAGCTTTTTAAAATTTGCACCACCTTTATCTAAAGCATTTGAGGTTGAACCCATCATGCATTTTCCAATAATTCTAGATCCTAATCTTAATGTCGTTTTGGTAACCCTCCAATTGTTGAGGATGTTGTTCGGCCTTTCCCATTTACCACTTTCATCGTGGACGAGGAGTTTGAGTTTCTCCCCATCATAGGCGTTATCACCCGTGTTTTTCCAGTCGATGGTCGTGTCCAGACCCGCAATGGTTTCAGTGGCTTTATTACTATCGAGTCTCCTCCTGGTAAATTTGGATGCGGGTACACGATAGGCGAGTTCGGTCTTTGGGCGGTCCATCCCATCCTGTACTGGTTTAAAGAAAAACGGGAAGTTAACACTAATGGGTACAACCTTATCAGTGAACATTTTTTTCGCATCGGCGCCAGATTTGGACAAAATCCCAAACCGTGCATCACTTGATATCGTGGCCATATTAACGGTCTCGCCAGACGCCATGAATGAAAAGCCGCTACGTCTATTCTTGAGATATGACATACCATAACATCGCCTGTCTGCTTTACAAGCCTCCCAGAATAAGTAGAATAATCTATTTGATTCTCTAAAGTCTGGCTGCCCAACATCAATCTTGGACCACTGCAGGTACATAAAGTGAGTACCAGTAATGTAAGTAGCCACGCCTTTATTATTGAACCAACTGCCGTTTTCTCTTTTATTAAATTGTTCATCTATATATTCCCCCCATTTTGATTTGAACTTATCAGGATAATCTCTCCAATCAAATATGCTATTAATAGCTTTTAATTCTTTGGGATATTCCTCAGGAGTCCATTTGTTATTAGCCTTGTCTACATTAGACGGTCTTTTAGGTAATGCTATTTTAAGATTCTGTATACTATATATATCACCTATTTGCCCTGTTTTGCTTATGACAATAATATCATGTTCTTTATTATAACCATAATCCCATTTTTTAGACTTATTAAGTCTTGAAATAGTATTAGATTTAATAGGAGTTATAATGCTGTATAATGATTGAGTATACATTATCTAGATCTTTTTTCAGCGAAACCTTTAAAAGACTCTTCTTCTTTTATTTCTTTAGGCTTTTCATCAAGTATGTCTTGTTCTTCTTGTATTCTATTAAGGATTTCAAATGCATCAAATATAGCTAGCTTTTTAGTAGCTGCTGCATTCTTTAATCTATCCGCTGTAATATCTTCTCCTGAATCTACAATAGCTTCTTTAGCTACTTTAATAAGTTCTTCAACTGCTTTGTGTCCAGCCAGGATTATATTCTTCTTCGTCTCCTTGATATTCATATTTAATTGTAATTGAATTAGTGGGTACTCTGAATACTCTATGTCCATTTACAATGAATTCGTATTCTGCCCCGGG